TGTAACTGGTTGAGCAAATTCTGCAGCACCATCAAAGTCAGAAGTACCAGTAAATGTAGAAAGACCAGATACGGCTATCGCTGCTAGATTCACATTAGTTAATGAAACATCAGCTGGAAGAGTAGCAACACCAACAACATTGATTTTATCAACCGTTAAGGATGTAGCAGTTGCAGCAGTAGCAGCAGCTGTATCTGCAGATCTATCAAGGAGTTGGAATTTATGTGTACCTGTACCAACAGATGACAAGTCTATTGCAGTACCAGCTGTAGCGTTTGCAGCAGTTGTTGCAAGAGAGAAGTTATTAGCACTCTGTCTTATTATATAATACGCTCTATGATTAGTAAGAGCACCTATTGCTGTTCCTGAAGTTACATATTGTACTTTCTCTCCACTTGCATAACCATGATTAGTAATCATGATGTTAGCTGGAGATGAACCATGATTAACATCATTAGCATTATTAGCTACTGTTTTATCAGCCTTATACTGCATCACAACTTGACTACCAGAACCAGTAAACGTACTGATACCAAGTACATTTATTTGATTTGCAGTTAGTCCAGCACCAACATTTACAAATTTACTAAACGTAGTAACACCAGTAACATCAAGATTACCAGTTACAGACAGACGACCAATTGTAACGTCTGCAAATATAGTAGTACCAAGGAAAGTACTAATACCAGTCATTAACAGTTTATCTGCAACAACTTGTCCACGTACATCTAATGCACCTCTAAAGTTTGCATTAACACCTGCACGATCTGCAGCAGTAGTTCCTATTCCAAGTCTACCATTATTACTAGCATCACCAATCACCCATGTATCTGCATCTTGTTCCGTTGATATTAAACCAAATCTCTTCCAACCTTGTGGTGTATAAGTCCACCCTATATGATCACCAAAACTTGGATTAGCTTTGTATACAATATCACCTACAGTTCCAGAACCTGTTGGTACAGTCTCAACATATGTGATTGTTCTTGATGGAGATAAACCACCAGTTAAATCAATAGAATGGAACTCAGCACCATTTTCTGATGTTACTGTTAATTTCTCAGTAATAGTTGTAGGTGCATTAATTCTAACCGTTGTATTATTATTACCATCAACTGTTAAACCTTCTCTAATGAATGCACTATCAAAGATAACATCAAGTCTTCCACTATCAGAATCAGCAGCAGAACCAGATCCAGTTGTTGTTGGAACTGGAATGTTAAATGTGGATTCAGTACCATCCTGTGAGTTAACAACCTTGTTACCTATATGGAAGTCACCTGCATCGTTTACACCAGTGTAAACAACAGAACCACCATTGTCTATCATTGCCTGTGCAAGGAAGTTTTCTTCTCTTGTAAGGATCTTATCTTGTTTCTCTGGGAAACTGGTTGAGTAGTTACCTGGCCCGTATCCAAGATACTCAAAGGTATGACCAGAAGCACGAAGAACAGATGCCCTTCTCTTCTCTACGGCCAATACTCTTATCTTATCAACAACAGAACCAGCAACATGATCTTCAGCTCTAGAACCTAATTGTCCTCTAAGAACTGTAGCAACATGAGAACCTGAGAAAGCAGATGAAATCCTTATTATTTCACTATCAACCTGTACGTAATCACCTTTCTTGAATCCATTTGAATTTGTTAATGTTAATGATGTATTAGTAGCAACCCAAGCAGCATTACTTAATGTAGTATGAATACCGACACCAATAGGTATTTGTCTTTGAGCTATTCTTTCATTTCCTTCATCTATAACTCCACCTTTTGCACCATAAAGAACAGGAAGAACTTGAGCTTTTCCACCTGATGTTGAATAAGTTGCAGTTGTATAATCCTCAACAAACTTGAATGAGAACTGTGTTGTATTTGCTTTCTCATATACTAGGTGTTCACCATTGTATATGGTTTGTGCGGCACCAACAATCTTAACCGTATTATTAACACTCAATCCATGAGGTTCATCTGTAGTTACAGTTACAATACCAGATTTATTTGCACTTACAGGGCCATCATAAACAATGGCATTAATATTAGGTGCATTACCAGCTAACATGAAGAATCCAGTATGGATTCCAGCAGTAGTAGAACTGTGTATTCCTGAACTTGTTACATAACTGTTATTGTAACTAACAGTTGTTGGTGTTACTGCAGTAATAGTATGAATACCATTAAATCCAGAATTATATCTATTCCTATCTGTACCTACACCAATAATTTGGATTGCATCACCAATATTATTATTAATTGAAGTAATAGTGACTGTTGCACCATTATTACCTGAACGAAGTGTAAGTGTATTACCTACAGTATATCCAGATCCACCATCAACTATTGTAACAGCAGTTACAGCACCACTTCCATTCGTAGTTGCATTTACGGTTGCACCATGACCAGATCCACCAGTACAATGGATGTTATACTCAGTTCCTGCAGCACCACCATTATATCCACTACCACCTGATCCACCAATAGTACTATTGAATGACAGAATTGTATTTAAATTATGTTGAGTATTGGTATAGATTGTAGTAATACCAGAAGTAGATCCTTCTGCATACGTAATCGCATAACCAGCTCTATTTCCTACAAGGAAGTTATTAGAGAATTCTTTTGTTAAACTATGTCTAAGATCACTTGTTATAACTTTACCTATTGGATTATTAACAGCAAAACTTGATGCATGTTGAGGATCCATTGTAAAGTTATCCGCATCAAACTGTGGATATAGATCAGTAATATTCTGATTAAACTTATTAGTACCAAACTCGTTTACAGTTGGAGAAATACTACTATCAATACAGATTAGATGATAAACACCATCCTGTCTTTGATAATCATGAGCCTTAATAGTCTCTGAACGATAAACAGTAAATGTATCCTTATGAGACCATCTAGCAACTACTGGAAGGTTCTCATCTCTACCTACATGTGCAACATGTGAGCCTGGATCAGTTGTTCCAAAGTCAACTTCAAATCCTTTAGAACTACTAATACCAACAACATCGATTACAACGTTGAATCCCTTATGCAGATCACCAGGAGAGTTACCACTACTCTTAACATTTCTAAGTTGAACTGCGTCACCTACAACCAAATGATGTGGATCTTCAGTAACAACAGTTGTAATACCAGTATTACTATCCCTATTAATACTCTTCAAAATACGAAGGTTTCTCTGAGCTGTTACATCAGGAATATTATTTGTAAATTCAGTTGCACCAGCTACACCAACCGTATTAGATTCCTGTAAAGTATAACCAGGAATAGGTGGTCTTGCATCAGATGATTCTTTTGGAATTACATATCTAAGTCTATAAATCTTATCATTTAAAGCTCTAGTATCTTCTTTTCTCTTAATAAATGTCTTACCTGTTCTTTGACCAAGTAAACCAGAATTTGCAGCAACTGCAGTAAAGAGTGCATTTGTAGCACTAACATTAACATACCAATTGGATTTAGAAGTTTGCCATTGAATTGGATGTGCTAAATCTCCTGGTGCTTTATCACTTACTCTAGATTCAACACTAAGAACACCACCTTTATTGTTATTAATAGTAATGAAGTTACCAGATCCACCCAACAACGCATCATTCTTACTTCTTGCAAGTTTAATCTGATTATTGTTTAATGTTTCATTCGTAGAAGCATTAGTTATTGCATAATATATGGTATTTCCAGATAATCCAGATGGAAGGAATCCATCATCAGAAACAACACGTATACTCTCACCAGCAAATAACTTATGAGCAGTTCTAAGTGTTATAACACTATTACTAATATTATTAAGTAAACCTGTACGATCTACCTCATACTCCTTACTAGAAAGTGATCCATCAGTTCCACCAGGATTCTGCATCCTGATCTGAGCACTGTATGTATTATTACCAATAGAAACATGTAATAAATCATCATTATTCGCACCTATTCTATATCCAGAAACAACATGGGTTGGAGGTGTAGCATCATCAGTAAATCCATCTAGATAAATCTTTGATGTTGTAGATGAACCAGCAGCAACTGTCTTAGTAACATCTATAGCTTCCCACTCAATTGATATATTCTTCTTGAACTGACTTTCTGGTGGAATAACATGAGTAATATATCCTCTATTATCCTTATTAAATGCATGTGGTTTAAATCCTTTTGCGTTTAATGCAACGGCACCAAAGTTAGAGTTGGAGTTAGTAATTGATAAATCACCACCCTCAGAACTTGTAAAGTGTTCGTTAAAACCAACAGCAAAAATAGATACAGCCTGAATATACCCATCATTTGATACTTTGATATGGGTATTCTTATAAGAGGGTCTATAAACGGAACTACCATTCAAATAAAGAGGTTTCTCACTATCAGGTGCAGTAGCATTTGTATCATATGCTCCAGACGCCTTATTATAAAGTAACAGTGCATTATTATCCTTCTGTAACGAAATACCAGTAAACTGGGAAACAAGCATAGACTTGAATCCAGATGCTTTAGATCCATCAGCATGAAGACCACACATACCATAAGCTGATCTCATGGAACAGTGGAAAATATATGGTGAAGAACCTGTTACATTGTCAGTATCTGCAACTACAACTTCATCTCCATCAAGTGTAGACCAAGCGTTTCCATCAGTAGGTACAGCAGATGCAAGATATTTAAATGAAGTTATTCCAACTACTTCAGATACAACAAAGTTACCATTATAGATGTCTGGATATGTATTAACACCAGCAATACGAATAGGACTATCTACAACAAGTCCATGAGATGAACTTGTATGGACTGTAACTGTCTGATCTGGTGTTCCACCTGTACCAGCACGAATACTACTAATACCAACGTCATTAGCCTTAACAGGGCCAACCATCTCATACTCAGGTAGAGCTGGTTGCATATCTGAGGTGCCTGGGAAGTCACCAATAGCCCTACCAGAACTATCTCCAAACGCTTTCTGTATTTTGTGGAAATACATTGCGAGGTCGGTAGTTGGAGTAGAAACACCAATACCAACACCATTCACACCATCTGCATATTCAAATACAGTTAATTTATGGTGAGAGAACTGAGGAGAATATCTACTTGTAGTATAGTCTTTATAAACAGAACCTTGAGGATTACCATCAAAGAATGATACTGCCCAGAAATGACATCCTCCAGTCAATCTGAATAATGCAGCACGTGTAACTGCAAGATTTTCAGGATCTGGTACAAATTTTGGTCTTATTTTTGTCTTACGAACATCATAACCAGCAAGCGACACACCTCTGGGAACAATTACACCACCTTCAACAGAGTTATACTTATATAATTCATTGGCAGGATCTTCAATATTATAATTACTAGTCTCTGATAACTGATTTAGAGTCTGGACATTACCTAACCTATCTCTGAATACTGCGTTACCACTATTATTTACTACATTATATCCAGGCCTGTTATCTATCTCATGGACGCCAGGATACAATAGTACCGTTGTTCGGTCAAATTTATCGTTGTTTTCACCAACCTGATAAGAAAATCTAGAGGCTTCAAGTAAAGCTCTCTGGATTGTTTTAAACGGTCTGGTTAGGGAATTACCCTGGTTCTCAATACTGTCAGTTGCATCCAAATCTGTTGGATTAACATATAAAATGTTACCGTCTACATTCTTTAGAAAATTTTCTAGTCTACTTAAGGGCATTGTCGCTTATCCCACTAGGTCAAGATTACATCTCCTAGTATTTAGACAACAAAAAACCCAAAATATAAAGCGGGAGCTGAGAATCGAACTCAGGACAGGAGTTTGGAAAACTCGTATGTTACCTCTACACTACTCCCGCATTTTCTGACACAGTAGGATCCGCATATATGAGTGCTATATCAGAATCAATATCCACCACACAATTAACCATTTCTAATAAATCCATAAACTGCGATACAGTATCACATTCAATCTCCTGTATCACCCCTTCATTACTGACAAGGTAAAATGATCTTCTACAAATGTCTATGATGACACTTGTTACATATTCATCGTTGTCAAGAAACTTATCCATTAGAACTTGAATCCTTTTATAATAATACCACCCTATCTAGGTTTTGTCAACCCCTCTACCATAATCGTAACCAGATATTGAGAATTGTTCTGAATTGCCAGGATATTGTGCAGGTGTATCTCCCTCATACTCCACAATCAAAGGTTCTCCATCAATTCTTGAAGCATTAATCACGTAATAACAATCAACATTACTACCTGTACCAGATTTAACGATAACAGTTTTACCCCATTCTATCTTTTCCACAAATAAATCTTGATTTCCTGCTCCAATTGCAGTCAAACTAACAGTAATACTCTCAGTATCAACCAATCCCTTCCAGTAGTCAGGTAATTCTATTTTGTTTCCTTTACTTAACCTTCCTCTGACATATACACCAGCTTCAGGGCCTTCTATACATACATGTCTTAATCTATGACCTTTTTTATTTGGGTGTTTAATATCAAATCCTTTCCATCCTTGTGTATTGATAGTACTACCAGACCATGAACAGGAAGATCCCGTACAACTTTTTAGATTACTATTCTTAAAATCACCACTAGTAACATTAACATCACCCTCAAAAGTATTGTCAGGTGCTATATATTTGTTTAATATTGCGGCTTTAATTCTATTATCCTTTCCAGATATAATATCAAGTCCTACTGTTTTATGATCAACATAAATCGCAGCTAAAGCTACAGGCCCAGATGTAGGAACTGTGTCACTGACATATAAGTTTCCCTTTGGTGGATTCTCTAGTTTCGTGACCCCAATTTGTACAGGGCCATTAAGAATACACAATCCACCCTGAGCAGAAGATTCAAAAGGTTTTTTATCTGCAATAGCAATACCAGAACTAACTTCACTACCTATAGTTACTCTATTTCCAGTTGTTACGGGATTATAAGCCATTATTCTGCCTCTAAAGCTTTTTTAAGTGTTGTTATTTTCTCTAAAGGTACTGATGCACCAAAATCCGCAGATGATGTCATACTTAAAAGTCCTGCAACTATACCACCAACCACTTTAGCTGATATAGTAAAGGAATATCTAGCAGTAAGTCTAAGATTAGATCCAGTAATTCTTATATCAGGAGAATCTATCGTAATAGACTGATTTGCTTTCATC